AAGAGTTGAAGCAATAGCACCACCAATTACACCAGCGGCTTTTAGACCTTGTTGATCTTCTTCTCCAATTATTGCAGTAGCTGCGTATGCAGCTGATAAACCGTATCCTAATGCACCTGGACTTTTGAATCGTTGTCCCATTACACCGGGTTGTTTAGTTCCACCCACTACCTGTGTATTAGCTAATTGTTGTTCAATACTTGGAACTTTTCCATGTACAGTCTTAAATCTACCGGTAATTCCTCCTAGCATAGTTGGACCATATCTTGAAAGCATTGAACTAGCTACAGCAAAAGCCATCATTCTTGTAGTAGCTCCACCAATCAAAGTAGGAAGATCAGAAAACAAATCAGCTAAAGAAGTAAGACCAGAAACTGCCCCTGTAAATAAATCAATAAGTCCGCCGTCAGTTCCAAGATTTCGCATTAAGTTATTAAATGCAGTATCTAAATTAGCGATTGCTGTTTGTAGAGTTCTTGATTTTGTTGCTAACGCAACAGCAGATGATCCAGTAGCATTCATTCTAGTATCTTCTGCTTTTCCAAGAACAGTGTTCCAGCTTTCTACAAGCACGACAAAATCGGTCATACCCCTAGAACCACCACCAATGCTATAACCAAGCTTATTTAAAGCTTCTCCAGATAGAGCACCAGCTTGAACCTTTGCAGCAATTTCTGTTAGAACATCATCAAATGATCTAGCTCGACCACTAAGGTCGTTAAGAGCTATACCATAACTACGTAAAGCAGCTTCACCTGCTGCACCTTCCATAAAGGTCATCAAACGTCTGATAGTATTAGCAGTTTGTGTAGCTGATTTTGTAGTACCTTCAGACATAACAGCTGTCATAGCAGCAAGTGTTTGCATATCTACGCCAGCATTTTCAGCAGCAGCACCAACAATAGAAAATGATTCTGCCAAGTCTCTAACCGTAAGGCTACCACGTTGAGATAAGTAAACCCACATATCTAACATTTCAGAAGACCGATTTAGCGTAATAGCTAAGTTCTCTTGTGACCCACTTAAATCATCTGAATTTTGTCTGAATTGTCTTGTAGCACTAGTTAAAATATCAAGTGCTTCTGTTTGTCCTGTACCAGTTAATCTAGAGAAAGTTAAAGCATTTGTTACTAAGTTATTTGCGGTTTGTAATCTAGACACTTGGTCTGTAATACTTCGGGTAGTTTTTAGAGCATCATCGTAAATCTTTAGAACTTCTGCTACACCAGTACCAGTGGCTTTAGCAGCTTCTATTGACATGTCAAAGAAATGAGTAAGAGCTTCACCTGTAGCATCAGTGCTAAGCTCAATATCAGACATGTACTCGTCCCACTTAATAAGATTGCTAAAAGATTCTTGCAACTTACTAAATGCGCCGTAAACTAAACCTACAGCAAGACTCCAACGAAGTACCTTGTCGATATTTTGACCAAGCATATCAGCAAAACCTTTAAACTGATTGCTCATTTTTCCTACAACATCGCCGTATCTATTTACACCAACCGTTGCTTCTCGTATTGTACCATCAGCTGCTTTTTGTTGGAACTTAAAGATACGTGTTTTAGACATTGTATCTTCTGTAACTTTCTTTAAGTCCTTCATAGCAAAGCCATACTTATTTAAGTATTCAGTAGCTTCTGGCATACCTTTAGAAAAAGCACCACCAAAACTTTCTTCTCTGCCCATTTGTTGTTTTATTGCAAGAGCTTCTTTCTGTGATCTTACATATGCTGGAGATACATTTTCTCCTGTTTGTGTTACGTGCTGAGCAGAGAATGTTCTAGCACCTTTCTCTGTTGCAAAATTAAACGAAGTAACTCCTTTTGCAGCATTTTCAGCAGCTTTTGTTATATCTTTTAAAGTAAAGCCATATTTCTTTAATTCTGCTGTAGCAGCTTCTGTATTACCTTTATGAGCTACATCAGTATATAACTTTTGTAGTGCTTTATTTGCTTCAGAAGCACTCTTATTCATCTTATCTACAGCTGGATCAGGCGTACTTCCTCCTGGAGGGCTAGTAGATTCACCACCAAAAGCACTATTCATCTTATCAAAGATGTCGTTTATATCACTAGACCGTGGACTTGCTCGATTAGAAGCTGTAGTAGCTGCTGGTCTACTTCTTGCAGTTTTTTGAATGTCACTTAAAAAACTTGCTACTCCTCTACCTAAAGCACTAGAAGTTGCCATATTTCCAGTAGCTATGGAAAAACTATTCATTTCTGTAGCAAGACTTCCAAGAATACCTTTCTTTTTCTCAAGAATACCTATAGTGGTTGCAAGTCTGTTAATCGCTGAAGCAGCTTCTCTTATCGGAGTTTTAGCCCCTCTAGTTGCTTCAACAAGGTTAACCATTTTGGCTGGTCCATCATCTGATCTTTGCGCCCTAGAAAGTTTTCCGACACTGACAGCCATTTTATCTAGCTGTGCTGCCATACCTTCTATGTTAGCTACTTCCGCAGTTAATCCTTTAAAGTTTAAAGAATTAATATCAGTTTCTAACTTTGTAAAAACAGCTGTAGAATCCTTAGCTACTTGAATAACTGTTCTTAGTTCTTGTATGATTCCTAATATACCTTCTGTCATTAGTTATCCTTCTACGTCCTCTATTTGAAATTTAAACTCGGTTTGTTTGTCATGTGAAAAAGCTCTATCGAGCCATTCTTCTACTTCGTCTGGTTTAAACCAACTAGCTTCAGGTGGTCGTTTATCTTTTGGTAATTCCATAAAACCATCTATCATTTCTCGTAATCTTAAAACAGTCGCAATAGTATGAGGGAAATCAAATGAAGCCTCTGGTAAATTTCTGTGCAGTTTAGCATCCGACTTTTGAGCGATCCTCCAACTAGCGAGAAAAGAATCGCTCATTGCTAGTTTTTTAGGGCTTCTTGATCGGTTGTTATCTCCTCATAACCAGCAATAATTTGTTTCTTTACTGCATCTGCTAATGTATTATACTTCTCGAAAGAACTAAAGTAACGTATAGTAAAATTACTATCACTATAAACAGAGAGATAGGCAAGCCAATCTACTATATATTCTCCGGCTAGGTTTGAACAAAGTTGATTTTCCCACGATTTTCGTGCTACCTCTTTCAACTCTGTTTCGTCAAGCTCTAATAACTGCGTTCGCTCTGTCTCGATTTTTACTGCTAAGATACTCACTAATTCGTCTTGTAATTTTGCATCAAATTCATCGACGTCGTTTTCGTAAGTCTCTGTCTCTTCTAGTTCAATATCTCCAGTAGGGGGCTTAGGCATCTGTGTTTTAGCCTCATCAAGAGCTTGTACTCGTAACTTTTGTATTCTTTGCATAACAACTAAGTCAACAATATTCTCTGTGTCTGCTCGTTCTAGTGTTTCCATTAAAGCAGCATACTCATCTGTTTCAGGATTTCTAATAGCCTTACGTAAAGAATAGCTTTTCCTTACAGCAGCCAGTCGAGCTTTTTCAAAGTCTGTGTCGTTAACTACCCGTTGATGTAACGTAAGTACTGGATTATCCTCTTCATCTTTAATAATTAATTCGTGACTCCAGTTAAAAAGCTTTTGTAAATCTACACGTTTTGTATTTCGTTTTGTCATGTGTTTTCCTCCCTACCTAACAAAAAAAGAGGGGGCCATACAATTTTGTATAGCCCCCAAAGTTTTACCCATAGTTTTGAAACAGGTTATGAAACAGGTTATGAAACAGGTTATGAAACAGGTTATTTTGCACCCTTATAGACAGCACAGTCTCCAAGAGTACTCTTAAATCCAAATGTTTGTGTAGCTTGTCCGCCAACATTTGTTGAATGTCCTTCTGATGTAATTGTAATTCCTGCAATGTAGATAGTCTTTTGAACTGTACCACTTGCTATAGGTAAGTTACAATCAAGAGCCGGATCGTATAGTACAACTTCTAGCGAGATACCAGAAGAAGTGAACTCACAAATATTGAACTCAACATCTGCTGGAGTTACTTCACCAGTAGCAAAGAGTGCAATAAGCTCAGTATCTGTGTCGAGTACTGAAATGTCTCCTTCAACTGAAGGAACACCATCAACATAAGCAATGATAGAAGTTGTTCCCATTTCCTTTACAGGAGTTGTTGGGAAAGTTCCTCTAATAGTTACTGATTGTACTCTGTTTACATTTGCTGCTTTCAAAGCTACTGTAACATTCTTTCCACGAATAGCTGCTGGAATTGTACTATCTGAAATATAAGTCCAATCATTTGTTGCGTTGAAATGATAGACTGCAATAGATGCTGTAGCAGGTGACGAGAATAATGTTACTGTAGTTCCACTAACACTATATTGATTTGATGTTAGTACAGCTCCGTCCGCTACTTCTGTCCAATAAGTACCATCTACAATAAAGGATAATAGTTTATGAGTATTCTTTAATGTAATAGGTGTATTTGCAAGAGATAACGAAGTTCCTGTAGTACCAAGGTCTTCTACTACAACGTCGTACTTAAGCCATCTTTTTTCTGTTGCTTGGAATGTATACTCTTCTGTTGCTTCACCGTCTATTGAATAGGTATATGTAAATCCAGAAATCTTAGCTTTACGTACGTGAAGTGATTTTGCAATGTCTGAAATTGTATCGCTTTTGATTTCAGCAACAAAGTCTATGTTACTAAGATTTGAAATATCGCTACTTGTAAATGAAGCATATGCAGTACCAATAAGTGCTGCGTACAATTTCGCAGATACATCCATAGCTTGAATAGTACCAGATACTTCTGGTAAGTCGGTTACTTGCCCGGCGTGTAAATAATTACCAAGCTCGTCAATATCTGTTGTAGGAAGATTAACTGGTACATCTAGTCGTTGAACACGAGCAACATCGTATGCACCAGCTGCTCCAATTACAACGGGTTTTACCTCTTTAAAAGGAATTGCTGATTGTTTTGCCATTTGTTTCTAATCTCCGTTAAGAAGCTTTGGGCGAATAAAACCCCATGAAAGAAAGCTCCTCTGCCCAAAATAGTTTCTCGTTTAATTTCGGGAACACATATAGTGGTCCACTTTGTACAGTACCCTCTAAAATTAAATGACCTATTTGGTCAGTAGAGGGGATGCTAACTGAATGGTCGTATATAGGAAAGCTTCTATTGTCTAGTATTTCGTGAATTCTATACACAATGTCGCCACGTTGGACTTTAGTTCTTCCATATATGTCAATGATAAATATAAAGCTAGGAAGATCGCCACCACCTAATTGATGCGGAGTAAACTCTACACCAGAGTTTACAATTGCAACAGTAGGCAAAGACAATTCCGTACTAGGATTTCCATTATATCCAGTTGGGTATCCGTCTAGTACTTGAATTGCTGCCGGAAGATTTTCCGTAAGGAATCTATATATAGATATATCTACGTTTCTATTAAGTTGCATTATTCGATTATTTCTCCTGCCGGTAATTTAGAAGCAAATTGTCCACCAGCCCCGCGAATAACAACTATGGCTGCTTCTGTTGTTGAGTGTTTAATCTTCTGTTTCATGCCTACCGTTTTTCCGTCAACTACAACTTTCTGAAGAACATCATTAATTTCTCCAGCAACTCTTGCGTAGACTCTTTTTATGAATTTTTTTGAGAAGTTTGGGTTTCCAAGTCTAGCCTGTGTTCTAGCAACGAAATTGGTTCCCATATATATAGGATGAGCACCAGCATCTCCACCAAGTTCTAGAAATCCCCAGAAAGGGGCCGGATCATCTGTATGTTCTGTTATAGATAATCTAAGATTAATTGTACGATCATAAGTTGGCTTATGTGCCCAAACATGTTGACGCCAATATCTCTGTTTCCATTCTGATGAATGGCCTCTTTCCTCTAAGTTAAGTAACGTTAAGGCCGTTTTTCTAGCTTCGTCCCAAGCTTTCCTCATTGAATCAGCGTTAGGTACATTTATAAGAAAAGTTGGGTATTCTCCACCCCATATTATACTAAGTCGTTCGGGCTGAGAAAAGTATTCTAATAACGCTTTGGATAACTGTGAACGGTTAAACTCTCGTTTACCTGAAATAGCTCTCTTAGTTGCGCCTAATAATTCTTCTCGTGCTCTATAAATTAGCGGTTCTTCCATTGCTTGTGGAAGTTCTTCCACACTTCTTATTGCAGAACTAGCAAGAGTAGCTAGTCCGTCAAGTCTGCTTATTTCTGTTGCAAAAGATACTGCCATTATTTATAACGTTGTCCCTCTACTTCCACGCCTAGAAGTTGTTTGAAAACTGTTCTATAAAAGTCATTGAAATGATCTAAAACAATCTTTCTAACAATTGAATAAGTTGCTTCGTCTGGCAATGCTTGTTCTAGTTCTTCTAGCATAGAGGCAATATATCTACTTTTACTTTTACGCAATGTTTGAATAATACCCCAAATTGTCATATTACCCTTCCTTTAATATTAGTCTAATTCTGTTGATGGGCTTTCCTCTCAAAACATATTTTTGTAATAGTAACCTATTAGTATCTACTGTAAATGATTCTGCCGTATCAACTTTTGTTTGAACACCACTACTGTATGCTACTGTTACTACACAGTCACCGTCTTCCACAATTCCGCCAGGAGTATAAATAGGGTCATCTATTGGATACCAACGAATATGTCCTGAAACTGTAGTTACGTCAAGAGTAGTAATGTAATAAAGACCACTACATACAGAACAATATGGGTCTGATGAAAGCCCGGTAGTTGGATCAAGAAAGCAAGCACTACATGTAGTTGGCTCTGAATAGTTATTAATCGAAATGTCTCGCCCAGCCGCTCCACGCATCTTGTCAATTATGCTTCCTGTATCTGACGGAAATGTAATTATCATAGACTTATAGTTCCTGTTTAAATTGTTCCGCTATTACTTTCCAATTATATTTTGGTGCTTTTAATCTATTAGCCATCTTATCTGCATAAGATGTTGCTAGTTCTTTATTTGTATATGCGAGTTCTAAGGCTTCGGCAACATCGTCCTCATGTACTAGTCCGCCTTCCGTGTTAATTCCAGTGGCAGTTAAGTACTGTCTAACTGGTAACATAAATGCCGCATCTTTAAAGACTTCTGCATTCGCCGAATAGTCTGTTAAGATTTGCGGTACTTTACAAGCGGCCTGTTCAAAATTTACCAAACCCCAACCTTCACCCAAAGAAGTGTTAATTCCAACATCACATACATTATAAATTATATTAAGTTGTTCTACCGAAACAGCAGAAGATGGTGAAAGATTCGGATTAGTAATAATTAATCTATCGCCAGTAACTAACCCATGATTTTCACATTCACGTTGCATTAGTTGAATGAGATTCCAGCCAACATCTTTAAGACCCATATGTAGATAAAGTCTAGCGTTTGGGTGTTCCTCTGCAAATATACAGAAACCTTTTATTGTGAGATCAATTCGTTTTCTTGGTTGATTTCGGTTTCCGTTAAAAACCACGTAATCATCTTTTCCAATAGATGGTAATACCTTTCTTGCTTCTTTCTGCTCTATATAAAAGAAACGTTCAGGGTCAACTCCGTGTGGAATAACAATTACTTCTCCACGATATCCAGCATCTTCTAGAACAGTCTTAGCAAACTCTGTGTAGACAATTACGCTATCTGCTACTTTTATTTTCTTAATCCACTCGGCTTGATACCCTCTGCTGTCTACTGGAAAGTATATAACAATTCTTCCTTCAAAATCTTGTAGTCTATCTAAGTACTGAGTAATAACCCAAATATCATTAAATAAAACTATAGTATCTGGTTTTAGCTTTTCAATAAGTGGGAGAAGTCTGTTAAGCCCTAGTAAATCTCCGCCTAATCTTGCTGGCCAAATTGAATAGTCATACTCGTGTGGATCGCCAGTATAATTAACACCAAGAACATGAATTTCAAAATCGTCAGTTAAATTATCTAGTACTTCGTGTGTAACTCTAGCGAAGCCACTAGCTACTACTGCATCTCCTACCCAAAGTAATTTCTTCATGGTAAATATCCCCACTTATTTAAAAAGTATCCTTGATTATGTTTAAAAGCTCTTGTATGATCTACACCACCTTCTTTAATAGTTCTAGAGCCTTTATGTGCAAACCAAGCCCACTGGTCGCAAGAACCTTCTATTCCTTCATCTTGCATTCGTTTATGGTAGTCATTGTCTTCAAAATAGGCTATCTTAAAACCTTCGTCAAATAATCCTACGCGTTTAATGGTCTTAGGTGTAAGACCAAAGCAGCTAAAATTCAAAGCTGGGCTGTATCGACTAGCTTCTACACTGCATGTATAGCTGCATAATTGTTCTTCTTGACTTCCTATATTAACTGCGCTTATAGCTTCTTTACCTGTGGTTAATACAGACTCGGTCATCAAATCCAAAGCATCTTTATGCAGAACAATGTCATTGTTTAGAATATAGATAACATCTACGTTGTCAAAAGACATACCCCAATTAATAATTTGATTCCAAGATTTAGCAACCCCGTAGTTAGATGGGTTACAAATGTTATCATAAGGTTGTGAAGTTACCCACTCTCTAGTACCATCAGTTGAAAGATTGTCAATTAACAGCAGTCTATATTCTTGTGTAGTAGCTATGCTATTGATTGTTTTCTCTAGATACGCTTGTAAATTAATAGTTGGTATTCCTATGTAAATCATATTTCCTCCTAAGTAGTTCTTATCGCCTCAAGAATTTCTGCGTTCTTATTTGGAGCCGACCTTAAACAATTCTCTGTACAACTGTCTGAATTACAGTGCTTACAGAATCCGTCTAAGGTATAAATACAACTATCATGTTGAGTATTTATCGGCGCTACAGAACTAGCAAGAAATACATAAGGCACCTTTAAAGCACCTGCTACATTAGCATAACCACTATCATAGCCAATGTATAAATCTGCTTTTCGTAATATCTCTATTCCACTTTTTATAGAAAGGTTTGTAATAAACTCTGTATAATTTGTAATTGCTTTTTCTGAGGACTGACCTACGCAATCTTGGAAAGAATCATTTCGCATGTACATAATATGATAACCAAGCTCTAACAGACTGCCGGCAAGCTCATCAAAGTATCTATAACCTCTACGATTAGGCCACCCAGCTTGGTCGTTTATAACAACTAATCCTTGCTCTGGTACTCGCTCAAGATAGAGATTTGGAGCAACTTCTTTACGGTTAACTATGTATCCAGTAATATCGTAAAAAACTCTAACTGGATTATAAATCATGTAATCTTTTGGCCCTTGATTAAAAGCCAAAGAATGATAATCTCCTATATCTTCATCAGTAATATAGGGATTGGTTTTCCAGAAATCATCACCTTTCTTTGAAATAATCTTTGTTTTTTCGCCGTAGTATTTAAAGTAAGCTTCTGGTATTCCAGTAGCTAGTACATGATCTCCCATCGAACCGTGCAATTCTAATATCATGCTATGGCCTTAAGTAGTTGTAGTAACTAAGATCACGGTCAATAAATAAAAAGCTTTCTGAATACTCAGCAAAGATTGCTGGGAAGAAAACCCCATCTGCACAATAGTCATGAATATCCCAACGAGTTGAACCAATGAATTCTCTTGGTATAATAAACTGGGCTGTATCAACATGACAAGGTTTTACTTTACTTGGTGCTGCATCCAAGCGTCTTTGTCCACTAGGAACAATTTGACTTACAACAACAGCTACTGTATTATTTTGTATTATAGGTAGAATAGTTTGGAAGTATTCTGGGTGTACAATGTTGTCGTCATCCAGAAAGTATACAAACTTACCAGTAGCCATATCTAAACCTTTGTTTCTTTGCGGATTTCCAGAGATTCCAAGAGCGCAGGCTTCACTGCTATGCTGGATATACTTTATTCTGCTATCTCTAACGTAGCTAGTACCATCTAAGAAATTAGGCAAGTCCAGTGTATCACAGACTATAAGCCACTCAAAGTCTTCTATAGTAATAGAGTTCCAAATAGCCAGTAAGTTCTCTGGCCTAATTACCGGTGTTATTATACTAATCTCTGGTATAGAAGTCATTTATCACGTACCTCTGTTGTAGGCTATATCCACGTTCTTTTAGATATTGTTCAATCTCTGGATCATCAAAATTATTTTCTATTACCAACAAGTAAGGTTTCCAGTAGAAGAGAGAAAATCCTGCAAGAACATCTAGTTCAGTACCCTCTGTGTCTATAGACACAAAGTCAATTCCTGGAGTAAAGTTTACTTCTGTTAAACAATCATCTAAAGTTCTTACCCTAACATCACAAGCATACACATCGGTAACTGGGTGTGACTTAATCAATCTTTCGTCTGTACGAAGACCGCTTATTGCTGTTGTATCTCCGTTTTCTAAAGTAACTACTGTAAACTTAACTGGGTTGTCGCTGTTCATTGCTGACACAGCACACTCTAATGTAAGCTTCCTATTCCTTTTTAACTCTTGGTATAAGTTAGGATTAGGTTCTATACAAAGACATTTCCAACCAAGCTGTTCAAAGTATAGTGTATTAGAACTAACTGTTCCATGAGAAGCTCCAACCTCAACAGCAACTCCGTCTGATTTCTCACCAAAGTATTCCGCGATTAAACGGTCTGTTTCAAATTGCCCGCTGTAGTGTTTCTCCGCCATATTCTATCTCCTAGTAATTTCTTTTATATATTTGATTATAAACAAGTGTTGGTGGTAACTTTATATAGCCCTGTTCTACTAAGTAATTCTCTGGGTCTCTCTCAGGACTAGTTACTTCTATGGCTATTGCGTTTACATTCCACCTGTGTAAATCTATGCCCGCAAGTATATCTAGTTCAGTACCCTCAGTATCCAGAGCCAAGAAATCTACATTTGGTATTTCGCTTGTTTCTAGAAATTCGTCAAGGGTTCTCATATCAACTAGAGACACACTATTTAGAATGGGTCTAAGTTCTTCGTGTTCTTGTAATCCTGTAAAATCTGCTTGTCCATTAGGACCGTGTGCACCATCGTATACATACAGTGGAACATTAGTATCCGCATGGGAGCCAGCCGCAAAATTAAAAACGTTCTCTCTACCAGAGAGTAGTTTAATACAACTAGAGCTTGGTTCTATACAGTATACTGTCCAACCGAGCTGCTCTAGAAGATAACTACTACTAAGCCATGTAGCATGATAAGCACCAACGTCTAAACAAATTCCCTTATAATTTGGCGGGAAAACTGTAAGAATGTATTCAGCTACACCTTCTGTAAAATACTCTTTATCCATAAGTCTTCTCTAGTAAGGTGTCTCCCCCGTCTCCCAACCGTTTATCTAGTTCTCTGATAAGAGCCGTTCTTCTGGCATTAGATATCTGTGCAGTTTCTGCTGCTGCAAGTCTTACAGATTCGGACAAAGTTAAATCCATGATTGTATCTTGAGCAAGAAATGTCTTTATATCTGCGGTAATTAACTGGTCAATTAATTCACCTATAGTCTTTATAGCAACTCCCATTTATTTACTCCTCCCTCTTTGTAATGAATTAGGGGTTTCGGAAGCGGTACTATCAGCTTACCACCCTTATTTAAATAATCGTCGAATTTCTTAATAAAGACTTCTATAAAATGCCACGGAAGAACTAAGTAAGCACTTGGTTGACTCTCCAGTGACTTATCTTCTGGTATAATTGGTATCTCTGTACCAACTGTGTGAAGACCATACTTTTCTTTATTGATCTCAGCCGCATGGTTGATTATGGAATTATCCAAACCAAAGTACTGTAGTAGCGTATTTCCTTTGGTAGAAGCTCCAAGAACAGCAATAGGCTTGGGGAGTTTTGAAAGATAATCTACTAACGTTGTCTTAGCTTCTTCAATACTAGAGACAAACTCAGATAGCACTCCGCTTTCCAACTTATGTTGTTCATACTTTAGAGTATCCATAACAATTTCGTTAACAGGTCTATAACCTTTGTGACTTGCATATATTCTTACGCTAGAACCATTGACGCTGTTATACTCTAGGTCGAAAATCTCTAGACCAAATTCTTCTAGTAGGTTATTAACTACTTCCACAGTATAGTATTCAAGATGCTCGTGGCAGATATTGTCAAAAGCTGTCATGTCTAGCATAGACAGCAAATCTGTGAACTGAATAATAAAGAGTCCTTCAGGATGAAGTGCTTTCTTTACATACTTAATAAACTCTTTTGGATTTTCAAGATCATAGAACATGGCTATAGCCGTTATTAACATAGCATCTTTTACTTCATATAAAGATGACGGAAAATAGTCATTAACAAATATATCACAGAGATTAGGTAATCCCTCAGTTATATTCACTGCTGGCTCAAAGCCAACCTTGAAAAGACTATCTGGAAACATACCAAGCATTGTTCCGTCATTACTGCCTATGTCTACAATCGTATCTCCTGGTTTTAATCTCACCAGATTATTTGCGCAGTTAACAACATCCTGTAGAGCTGCGACCATACTGGGGTTTAGTCCAGAAAGATACCAATATTGTTTATACATCTCATCTAATTCTACTGTGTCTCTTAATTGAACTAGTCCACAATCTGTACATTTGACTAACTCAAGTGGAGCTTTTTCAGTAGACATGCCCCAAGCCAAGAAGTTTGACGGAAATATTTCTCCCAAATTCAAAACTGTTTCTAATTCTCCACCACAAATTCTGCATCCTGTCCTTGTTGTGTACATAATTACCCCTCGAATTCGTTCGTTGTTTTGCGGAACCCTAATAAGCTTTGCTTTTTTGACTGCGCTAATCTATTAACTCGTTCTGGAAGTAGTCTACTTAACTCTGCCCAGTCACGTTCTAAACTTTCTTCTGCCATCTTACTTCCTGAGATGTTAGAATATGAAATTTCTTCATCTCTCCAAGAAGCTGTGCTAAAACTTGACATGTAAATAATACCAGATTTAAGTGCAATACTCGCAGCCAATATGATAGGTCGTTCATCCATATACTGAATGACTGGTGGTGCAGCTATAGGAAAAGTAACGGCACTACTTCTAGTTACAGACCACTTCTCGTTAGCATAAGATAACAAGTATCTACTACTCCAACGAGACATTAAAAGTTTTAACCCCTCTAAAAGACAGCGTTTTAAAAATCCATCAGAGTAGGTAGAAGGCTCTGTTATATCCCATAACTGTACCCGCAAAGCCGGAAGTAGATAATCCAAATCTGTTGTATCAGTAATCTCTGTTGTCATTATAACTCCACTTCAACTACCTCAAATTCCCCTGGGGGAGCAGTTAGAGATGTTGGGTCTTCTTTTTGTTCCATACCTGAAAGACTTTCTTTTATGAAATTAATAGTCTTTATTGGTCGGTTTAATTTTTCTGCAATAGCCAGCATACGCCTAACTGGAACAGTTGACGTAAATTGCGCCATCTTTGCTTTCAAAGTCATGAATGGTTTTGTTACAAGGTCTTCTAAATCGGCGTCAGAAATTTGATTAACTAAGTAATCTGTTTTTGCGACACCTCTATGAGCGATCAGTACACCGTCTGAAAAATGCGCTCTGTTTTGTTTTCGTATATATTTCTCTTCTGCTTCCGACCACACACTTACTATGTAATCTTCTTCAAGAGTTGCTGGATCATCTGGATCACCCTTTAGTATAACATCCAACGGAAGTAATCTAATTGGGTCTAAGTATCTTACTAGTACTCTACCTTTAACCGCTTTTCTGTACGTAGCTAGTGGTGTACCAGTAGACATAGCATCTAATACTGTTTGTCTAATTGCTGTATCATTTAGCCCTATTGCCATATTCTCCCTCCTATAGAAAGAAAAGAGGGGGCGATTAAGCCCCCTCTCATGTTACCTGTTAACTTAATCCGCCAACTACATAAACACCTTGTTGCTTCCAGATAATCATACCGTATCGCTGGTACATTTCTGAAATCCATTCAGGTGGAGTTGGACGTGGATCAACATATTCTTTTACTTTAACGTCGTCATAAGTGATGAACTCACCAACATTCTCACCGATAACTAGAACTTTGTCTTCCGGTAGAAGTGCAGTATTATCTACAGGATTATCGAAGGATTGATTCAAACCAATGATCTTGCAACCATAGTAAGTTCCAACGAAACCAGTTCGACGTACTTCCTCAATTGCTGAGGTTACAGGAACTCCCCAACTAGTTGCGGAATCATCATAAGGAGTATACTGAGCAAACTTTGTAATAGGTGTCATTGCTTTTCGTGTACCAATAACAGCTCGTACGCCACCAACTCGATAGTTAATCTCGTCAATACCGTCTTCTAGTGCTGATGCTGTCAAAGCTCCACCAACATTAACAAAGTTATCTGGTGTGAGTGCAGCAGTCCACATTGTGGATAGTGAAGAAAATACTCGTGCTGCATAGTGATTAATTAGTTTTGCTCTCATCTCTGCTTGAATATCGGCTACTGTACCGATTTGACCAGAAGCCAAATCCCACTCGTTAGCCATTACTTTGATATCTACGCCAGATAGATTATACCAAGCTCGATCCTCTACTGTTACTTCACTAGCTAGATGGATAGCACCTGGAACCAATGTTCTAACGTCAAGACCTTTTCGTAATCGTACAAACAGTTGATCGCCAGCCTTCATTTGTCGAGTATTAAGAATTAAACTAATAAATTCTTGTGTCAGCAAATTTGGATTTACATACTCAACGATCATTTCTGCTAGTGCGTGTCGGTCAGTCTTTGCTAATTCTGCGATTGCTTGTTGTGTTTGTTTGTCTTCCACATTAACCTCCGTAAGTCCTGAAAGTTAGTTGCTCACCGGTTGGTAATCCGGTACAAATAGCTACTGCTGTTCCACTAGCTATTGCTTGCAACTTTCCTCTGTCATCTCCAGCTGTGTATACAACTTCAAGCTCTGTACCAATTGCAGTACTAGCTGCGTATACCCAAGAACCGGAAGTCACTGTGAACTCACCCTTAGCAAAGAGTAGTGCGCCATTACCTGACGGAATCTCTAATGGAGTTTCTGACAAGTTTGGATAGATTGTATACACTGTTGCAGAGAATGGTGTGTTTTGGGCACTATTAAATCCTTGTCGCAATGCTTGTGAAAATGTAGGATAAGGATTGTAAATAGGTAGTTGTCTATCTTCTACCGGCCATGCAACTACGTACTTTGCTAGTGCAGATTCGTCTGCGCTAGTTGGTAGTGCATATTCTCCGTCAGAATTAAGACGTACCATACGTCCTTCATAGATTGCTTGGCTTAGTTCTCCGGGCAAAATATCTGTATATTTATTAACTTCCACTATTATTTCTCCTCAGATTTCTTGAACAAACCTGCTCTCAAGATTTGCTCTGGGGTACTGTCTTCATCCCCACTGTTTAAGAATGGAACTAAGGTTGATGTACCCTCTTTCGATTCTTTTGTTGCTTGCTTTGCTGTTAGAGTTTGTAGAACAAATGCAAAAGCAGCATCGTCTAGTGCAAGCCAACTTTCAGCATTTGCTTTAAACTCTTCTTCGGGCATTTCAATACCAGCTTCTTCAAACTTAGCTAGTCTTGCTGTCCGCAGTGTTCTGAGTGCTAACTCCTCTTCAGTAGTAACTTTAAACATTCTTAAGGTTTCAAGTTCATCTTTCAAGCCGACAAGTTCTTCAAGAGTTGCTTTTGCTTCGTCTAATGTCTCTTGCATAACTGCCTTCTCTTTAACTAAAGATTCTACTTCTACCTCAAGATGAGAAGCCTTACTTAAAAGGTCTTTCAATTCTTTATCATCCATAATATTCTTATCCTGTAGATATTTCTGGGCTAATGCCAATACGGGTGTACGTCCAGCATAGGCTGGCGAATCGACAATAGCAATAGCTTTGGTGTTACATCCTGTCAACCATTCAGTACCATCATCATCAACTTCAGAATCTTCATATAGGATTTCCCAAGAAGTCTGAAGTGTTGATCCATTTGAAGCGGCCAATTTCATTTCGTCAATTAACTCTGGAAACTCTGCATCCCATAGAGATGCCGCACCAAGAATCTGTTGCCCGGTAATTTCCATTTTAGTGATTACGCCAACTGGAAAAGCATCGAAATGGCCGCCGCTTTCTCCAATTTTTACGGGCTTAAAAGAACCTGTCTTTACAAGATTAGGAAACTCATCTGCCCGTACCCCTTGATTGTTTCCGTTAGGCTCTGTGTCAGTGAAGATAAAGCTCATATTAGAGCCGTCTGATTCACCGGCCTTTGCTACGTTTTTCTCGAATGTTATTGGTAATAGAAAAGTAGTTTGTTTCATTCTTTACTCTCTTGTTTAGACTTTGGTGGTTGTTTTTCTTTGTCTTTTTTCGGTATTTCTTTTGGTGTTTCCTGCGGTGCGTTTGGCACGTTAGGTTGTGGTGAGTAAGGTTTAGCTGGAATTTCTGGAACTCCTAACTTATCCAATAACTCACGCTCTACTGCTTTTGTAAATACTTCATCTCTGAAGTTGTAACCACCTGAATTTGCTAAACTTGTTAAACTAATAGCACCACTATCATATAGTGAAGAAGCCACATCAGATAGTTTTCCAATATCGTATAATCTAAGTTCTTGGAATTTCGGAACAGCAACATGTACTAACTTGTTTCTAGTCTTAATTTCTTTAAGAAGACTTGCAACAAATAATAGTAGGTCTTCTCTAGCCCGTTTAATGCTTTCTGCCGGAGAGAACATCGCATACTCTGCTTGTGATGTAGCAGATCGTTGCGTTTCTCCACTAACAAGTATTCGCGGGAATCCAAGAGCATAGAAGATATCTTCATTAACAGCGTCATATTTTTGGGTATCCATCATTGTAGTAGTATCTGGATATATCCATTTGATACTTAACGTATGATTACCAAAGAGTTGGAATATACGTTCGACGTTGTTACTTTTGTCTCTCCATAACATGTTCTCACGAAGCTTAGTAAGTTGATCTTCGTCCTCTTCTAGCAACGGATACTCGTCATTACCTAGCGTAATAAGCTGAATAGCACTTACAACTCTAGCTGCAACGGCGTAGTCCATCTTTCTAAGATTTCGCTTAAACTCTAACGCCTCAATCGCCGGGATCAAGAACGCTGTAGGATATGGATCATAAGTTGTTGGCTTACGTCTTATTATTGTTACATCTTCTAACTTAATTAAAGGTAAATCTGCTTTTGCTGCTTTATATAGCAAAGGAAAATTCTTCTTAAAGTTAGCTATGTCTTCTATAGTATACTCTGGTGTTTCTTTACCAGTCTTTATAGCCTCTCGTAGCGCCTCTGGAATTTTAAAATACGCATTTACATCACTTGTGAAAGGCTCAAACTTTAGCTTAATGGTTTCTGGATTTAAAAGCCAAAGTTTTGTTGGGAGTGTAAAAGATTTACGTGATCCCTTTAAGCCTAGTTCTTTTGCACTAGTTGTTTCCCACTGTACTTGTGGAATAACTAGTCCTGATAGTAAATACTCTAATGCTGCTTTCTTTAAATAGTCAACTAATATTGGCAGAGTAAGGGTATACAAATCAAACTCTATGTCAGTACATTCTTTTCGATCTAAGAACAGACCTGTAATTCCGATATCCACTATCTTGTTTACAACAGTGTTCGCAATGGGGTCAATCCCATAGTAAAATCGAATTACTTTTAATCGTTCTGAGAAAGAAAGCTTACCAAGCTTTCCTAACTTATCTGGATAAATTGAACCAGAGAAATCGTTAAGAACAGAGTCCCCAAACACTGTCATTGAATTAGTTGGGTCCATTATAAAGGACGAAGTTGAAAGCCGTGTCTTATCTGTTTTATTCATTGTACCAACCATTTACTTCCATATAATCTTTTACCCTTTGCCTTTGATGTCAAGTGCTCATATTTCTCAAACATAACCATGCAAAATGTGAGCAATGCGGCAAAGTTATGGTCATCACCACTGTTACCACCTTTAGTACTTCTAACCTTATAGATAACATTTCCTGATAAGCTCTTTGTATAAGTTATGTTTTCTAGCTCTGTAATTAAATCTTCATCTCTTATAGAAAGTGCAATGTAATGTCCGTTGACAGTTTGTTGTAACTTACTGACAGAAAAAGGTTTAATACGTTCTTTCAACTCGTGTCCGAGCTCGTCGTAACCTACAACTACTGTACCAGCAAATTCAACTGGTACAAGCCTTTCTCCGAAAGACTTATCTGTGTACTCGTCTCTATTGATTAGGTTATGTACAATTGACTTACCTTGACCACCGGCACCAGCATCAATACCAATGTAAGCAGGATTATATTTAGTGTCTAGTAAATCAAATACTTTTTCTTGTGTATTATAATTAATTTGGTATAGCTCTAATCTAAATAAAATATACCAAACTGTATCAACTAAGTATAGACAAATAATTGCTGACGGTTCTGTATATCCAAGGTCAATACCAAGAACAACAGCGTCGCAATATTTCGGTGGCTTCGGAAGATTTGCAACAACTCTATAAGGTAGTTGTGAATCTTCTTTTAGCTGCGCCCCATAGAGTTTTAAAACTGGAACATGGTAATCTTCGAGTTTCATAAAGCTTCTATCGAACACGGCATATGTTGGAGAACCATGCTCTCCTAATACTTGCCTAATAAAATCTTGTCCTTCTTTACCACCGAACTGTGAAATAGCTCGATTCTCTGCTTCTTTTGTAAAGCGTGGATTTTCATAGGCAGTC